CCTTTAACACCAGTGGTTATAACTGAACCAGCACCATCTATTGTAATACCAAAAGAACCAGTAACAATAGGTAAATTTAAATATGTTGTTGCACTAACTGTTGATATAGAAGCTGTACCAGTAACAGTAATGTTACCATTACCATAAAATGTAGTTGCACTTATGGTTGTTGCGGAAATACTTGGTCCGTATAATGGACCAGTCATAGTATCACCAGTTCTAGCCACTCTATCCCATCCTATTGGTAGAATAGTGTTAGCTGTTGTACCAGAGGCATATAGAATAACATCTGCTGTATTAAGTGCTAATTCACCAAGTAATAAATCACCAGCTGTTGGAATCTTCCCTGGTGTGTTTGAGCGTTTAATTAAAAACGTGTTTTTTCTATTTGCCATTATTTAACGGTCTTATGTCTAAAATCTCTATAAAGAGTTATGTAAATCAGTTATATAACCAATATTAAATAAATATCATGATTCTGACTTAAATTTCCATATAAAACCACCAGCTGATTTATATTTTGGTTTATTATTACAAACACTACCAACGTTGCCAATATTAAACCCATCTTCAGCTACTTGCGTTAAATAATCGTATTCTTTAATAAAGATACCGTCTTTTGTGTATTGTTGAACAGGTTTACGTTGAATACTTGCTTTACCCCACATTGGATTTTTATCCCCAGCTTGTCTATCACCTTTACCATAAGCTGGGTTGTTTTCACCTTCATTTGCTTTTCGAATTTTTTCTTTAACTTCATCTGGATGTTTTCTACCAGTTTGTGATAGTCGCATGTTTTCTTTTATTAAATCAGCCTTTTCTTTCCCAACCCTTTCTTCTAACGAAATACCTTTTTTCTTTTTAGATGCTTCATCTTTTTGCTCTTGTGACCATTTATTACCATAATTAGGATTATCCGCACCAATCATTGATTTACTTTGTTTTACTCTTGTATAATCTGACCACTTCATAGATAATGGGTCTTTAAAATTATAATTTAAGTCAGAATTAATTCCACCATATTCATTTATCCAATGAATTTCTCTATTATCTAAGTCTTCAGTTTCTTCAATACACTCAAATATAAAATTATCTTTTCCATATTTGTTGAATGCTCTTTGTAAATGTTCGTTATGATGTTCATTTCGGTTAAGATGATAGAAATGTTCTCGCTCACGTTCATTAAGTCTATCTGATTGCCCAATATAAACCTTTTTGTTTATTAAATTTGTTATTTTGTAGATACCTTTCATTTGTTTTTACTTTAAATTTATGTTATATTAAAAAAGGATGGGTTAACCCATCCTTTTTTAAATATAATAAAAAATTTTATAAAGTCAATACCTTCCTCGGTCTAGTAAAGACCACCATCGAGAACGTCAAATTCAGCCAATACTCTAACCCCAGTTATTGAACCAGCTGAACCATCATCGGTGATATCAGTACTTCTAATAACGATGTCATTAAGTTGGGTAATCCAACCCCTATTTGAGTAACCTGTAGTTCCAGTATATTCAGATACATTAGGGACATTAGACGCTGTTAAACCAGTAAGATTTTGCATTCTAATGATATCAAATTCAACACTAGAACCAGAAATACCAGAACCATCTTGGATAGTTAAACCAGCATTAATTGAACTAACAGTTGTACTACCTGTAGGGTTATAGTTAAAGATAACATTAGGGTCTTCAACATATAATTGTGTTGTAAAGGCAGAAACAGACGAACCAAATACGGTTAAATCACCTTGAACCACAACATTACCAGCGGCATTAATATTCTCAACAGCTAGTGTATTTGTAGTTTCATTGTATTCAAAACCAGATTCATCGGTTAATAAACCACCTGTACCAACATAGACAACCCTACCAGATGTTAAATTAGAAACAGTTAAACCAGAAACCGTGTTAAACTGAGCAGTTAAATCAGCTTGACCTTGATTTTGTTTAATAGTAAATGTATTATTAGCTGGATTATACGTATAACCAGTCACGTATGTGTCTGTTGACGTTAAACCAGTAATAGTGACCGCAGAAGCGTTATGTCTGTTTAAAGTAAGTGTACCAGCACTGTAAGTACCACCAGAAACATAAATGTCATTAGCTGCCGTGTAAGCAGTTAATGAACCATAATTAACGATTTCGTTAGGGTTTGTACCACTTGGTGTTGTATTATATAAACCAGTACCAGTGATTGTTAAATTATTAACGGTCTCAGTACCAGTTACTGATAAATCACCATTGATAGTAAGACCAGTCATTGTGTTAATTAAAACACTTAGTGTAGGTCCACTTACGTTTTGTGTTATTGTTACAACGTTATTTGAATACGTAAACCCAGTAGGGTACGTATCAACACCAACAATTGATGATATGTTCGCTAAAACGAAGCCATTCGTTGTACCAGATAAGAATTTACCAGAAAGACCAGCACCAGAAATACCTTCATATTTAGTAATTCTATTTCTAAGTCTTAAGTCATAAAGATTAGAACCAACTTCAAAAAAGTTAGCAGTTGTACCTGTACCAGCTGGTGTCCATTCGTTTGTTGATGTCGTAACACCAGAGAAATACATGATACCATCCGCTGTATTAACAATCGGTTCACCTTTCAATAAACTAGAAGGTAACGGTCTGTTTACAATATCACTATTCTTTAATACGTGGGTTGTTGTTCTATTAGCCATTTGTTTTGTTTTTTATATAAATATTATCTATTCTTAATATGTTCCACCCAAAAGCGTGTCATTTTGGATAATTGAGTTATTTGCCGTTATTTGTCTTGTATTACCACTACTGTCAACACCTAAATCAAGCATGGCTGTTGTTACGCTAGTGGTTGCAGTCCAATAAGTTGACGTTCCACTTACGGTATTAACATCCCTAAATCTTCTAGCCGTAGAACCTAAATCTATAGTTGCATCAGTTAACGGAACAATGTTTGTATTGAAAATCGTTTCACCACTGTTTGTAATGTCAATCTGGGCATCACCATCACAACTAATAATAAGATTCGTATAAACCGCTGTACAAGCACTAATGACAGGTGCTGTCGAACCACTAAGTAAAACTAGTGGTTCAATGATAAACGTTTGGTTAATATCTGAAGAATTCCCTTGACAACTCATTATGATGTACTTCCAATTAATTTAAACGACCCAGTAGTTAGGTAGCTTTTATATATTTTTATTGTAACAACATCATTGGCGTGTATCATAATGGGAGTACTCAATATAGTACCATCAAATACACCAGTGTTGTTAATACTAATAACGATTCTAGTAATATTTTCAATATCAATTAATTGGGTAAAATTAATATCGTATTGAGCGTTAAATGAAAACTCTGGCTCACTCTTAGGTTTAAATATGAAACTATATGTTGCAACATTACCTTTATTCAATGGTTCAATCGTTAATTTTGCTGATAATAATTTTTCCTCCACCTCAAAAGCAGCGATTGCTCTATTAATTGTCGGTACTACTTCAAAATCTTCTTCATCCAATAAGTAACCTAACAGTTTCATTTCAAATAAAGAAACATAAAAACGTCTGTTTTGGAAGTCATCAATGTTCGATTCGTCACCTATGGTTTCTAAGTGAAGTGGCATAGGGTGACCGTTTGGTGTTATATAGCATTGTCTTGATTGAAATGCTCTCTGAACCTTTCTATTGAACTTATTAAGGTCTTTCATCCTATTGGTGAATAATCTAACCTCATAAGTCATATCTACAGGGGTAGGTTGTGGTACCTTATATAGGTCAATACCCTTTCTGATACCATCCCAAGTAGGTACTTTATAGTAAACATAGGTACGGTCACCTGGTATGTTCCATAAACCAGCTTGATTTTGACCTTGTTGGATGTCTGGTTTACGTACTACAGTGATAAAAGGTAGCTTAATGTTCTTATATTCGTCTGAAAACTCCCAAGTTTTAGTAAATTCTGTCCATCTTTGGATGGTTAAGAAGATAACTGGAACCTTTTTACCGTCAATTGTTAATGAAACACGCTTATCGGTGTTCATAAAATTGATGAATTCTTGGTCCATATCCTCTTCTAAGACACCTTTAGGTAAAAAAGTACCCTTATCGGCAATCCCATCAAGCCATTCTTGGCGTTTTTCTGGGCCGATTTTACCATTAACGATGTTAATGTTGGTCATATATCCTTTAGGCATTGGCATAATTACATCTCTTTATATTTCCATAAATATCCACCAGCACTTTTTCTATCTCCTCTTAAAACAGCGTTTATGTGTTTATATATTTTTTTTACATCATTAACCGATAACCACTCTTTAATTAAATGATTATTTTTGTCAAATTGTAAAATAGATTTAGGTGTTTGTTTTTTATGTTTATCACTAATTATTTTTATTT